TAATACATAGCCTATGGTTGTAGACAAATATGTTAGCAGGTGTTTGGACGTGGGTTCGACTCCCACCGGCTCCATATATACTTTCTAAAGTTTTCTAAAACTTTCTAAAACGTTGTAAATACAACGTTTTTTTGTTTTATACTTCCTATTCCTTTTTGAACCTTTTTGAAACTGGCAGACCCAAAAACAGACCCTTTTTTGTCCAAAGGGTCTGTTTTTATGTTATTTATTTAAAAATCAATATAGTTTGCGAATTTCTCACCAATGTCATCCTTAGCCTCTCTAGTGATGTGAGTATAGATGTTCATGGTTGTCTTTAGGTCCGAGTGCCCAAGTCTGTACTGGACCTGTTTGAGCGTCATACCAGCTTCGAAACATAGACTGGCATGTGTGTGGCGGAATCCATGGATCCTAATCGGACGCATATCCGAATCTTTGACAATTTGTTGTAGCCATTTACGTGGTAGTGTTCCCGGTATTGGTTTTCCAAATTCATTTTCAAAGATATAAGTAGTAGTAGGATTCATTTCTCTCCACTCAGTAAGGAGTTCACTTGTCTTTTTGTCCAAGCTAATTAATCGGTTACTACTTTTGTTTTTTGTAGCGCCGACAGATTCCCCGTCAAATCCTCTCGTGATGGCTTTGTTTATACTCAGAGTATTATTGGTCCAGTCTTCCCATTTGAGGGCTAAAACTTCCCCTTTTCGGGCTCCTGTGAAGGCCAGAAGACGGAAGAGGACTTTCTTTCTTATTTCATCTGTTTTATCTACTAACTTGAGGAAAGTTTTTAGTTCATTTTTGTCGTAAAAATCGCTATCTATATCAACTCTCTTCTTGACAAGCGTCGTTACACTCTCAACCGGATTGGTCGAGATGTATCCATGTCTGATAGCGTATTTACATATGTTATTCATCAGGCCTTTCATCTTACGGCCATAGACTAACTTCTTAGACCAGGAATTGACTTGTTCTTGAAGCTGAAGAGGAGTGAGAGAAGATATTTTTTGATCTCCTAAATTCGGATAAATATGATTTTTTATATTCCGTTCGGTCTTGATGTAGGTGCTATCCTGTACTGTGTCAGCATATTCCTTGAGCCATTTTTCAGCGACTTCCTCGACAGTGATTTCCTTGACAGTGATTTCTTCGATATTTTCACGGTCAGTTTGAAGTTGGAGAAGTGCTGCTCTTGCCTTGGCTTTCGTCTGGAAGCCCTGACGCTTTACATACTTGTCCTTTCCATTTTCTTTACCGACATAGATCCTGAATTTATAGGCAGTGTCGCCATTTTTCTTTTTATAAGATTTTATTTCCATTGCGTTTTACCTCATTTCTTGATAAAATGGGCATAAGAAAAAGACCTTTTGAATGGCTTTTCTTACACTGTAATCCTCACACTCAATTTTTGGCGAAGGCGAGTGTGGGGATTTTTGTTATTTCTTGTTAATTAATCATCAAGCAATCTTATGAAGTCATTTTCTGTCATAATTTCAATATCATGACCTTTTTCAAGCAATGATTGTGCTTTCTTCATTTTACTACTTAGACCGTCTACACCGACCACACGCCAATCTTGTTCACCGACAACTAGAATATTTGTATGATTAGTGACACCTTTTTCTGGGACTCCACCAACAAGTGCTACCGCTTTATTGGCTTCTTTTCTGGTCATTCTCTCTAATTTTCCAGTAAAACAAAAGTACAATCCGTAGAAATAGTGGTCTGGGTCCATTGCTGCTTTCTCCTCATCTGTAGGAGTATAGATGAGATTATCTTTGTACTTAGCGTCTTTTTTTCTCTTAAAACCACGCTGGCCAAGTAGACCTGCCTTGTCATAACGATACTCTTTTAAAAAGTCATTGAGATCAGAAAAAGAATTGGCTGATAATAGGTGATCTAGAATTAAACCACTAGCTTTCGCATCAGACAAAGCATTATGATGGTCTAATTGAATATTCAATGCTTTCGAAAGATTTTTTAACTTATAATTTAATTGTCCTGGCATAGCAACTTTTGCAAGTCTATACGAACAAATATATTTTATATCGTCATAATCCAACTGATATTTATTGTAAACATCATTCAAGGCTCCCATATCAAATTGGGCAAAGTGGGCTACAACTATATCAGAACCAATAAAATCGACAATCGCCTTTCTCACTTCTGGGAATGTAGGTGAATCAAGAACATCTTCAGGTGTAATGCCATGAATGAAAATATTGAAATCATCAAATTCTTCTTCTGGATTGATTAAGGTATAGTAAGTATCAACGATAGTTCCATCTTGAAACTTTACCAAACCGATTGAACAGATACTTCCTCTGAAATCATTAGCAGTTTCAACATCTAAAGCAACGTACGAGTAAGACATATGAGTCTCCTTTCATTCGACTAATGCTAAGTATTCCTCTTGAACCATAATTTCATTTGTTATAGTTCTCAGATTATAGTAAGACATGAATTGTATGTAATCAAACTCTCTAGGGTCTTCTAGATTATCTAGTGCATCTTTTACAAGATGATGGATCATATTCCTATCAGCTTCATTCTCACATCGTAGACGAGCGTTCTGGTACTCTGAGCGTGTGTGGTCCTTGTGTCCCAGTTCATGCAATAGTACCTTAACTCTCTCTTTTTTGTTGAGTTTACTCGATAGGAAAGCTGTATTAGTTTCTTGTTCATAAAATCCGAGTTCATCCGGCATTAAATCTCCATCAAAATCGATAATACGAACTTGATAATGGCTTATAATTTCTTTTTCGGTCACTAAGCAGTACCTCTAATCACCAGCTTCTTTTAGATAACCTTCAATAATGGACTGTATGATTTTCTTCTTTTCATCTGTTAATTCTCGACCACCGAACATCATGACATTAGATGCCATTTCTTCAACATTTAGCGGCTTCCCTTGCCAAGTATACTCTTTTGGATCACCAGCTATAGAAGGATTATCTGTGCGTCCCAAGAGGTAGTCGGTGGACACGTTGAAATAGTCAGCGATTTCTTGCAATCTTTCAGCATTTGGCTTTTTACTCTTCATGCTATAGATTGTATTTCTACTATATCCAAGTGTTTCTTCAAGAGAATTTATAGAAATTCCTCGTTTTTGGCAAAGTTCTTTAATTTTTTCAAATAAAGAAAACATTGATTTATCAACCTTTCTAAAGGCATGACAAAAAATATTTAAACTTTTGTGTGAAAAGTTGTTGACAAAACACAATCAATAGTTTAGAATAGTTCTTGTAAGTTAATGAGTTAGTAAAAAACAGAGTTAAAACTTATCTAAAAATAAATAGCTTTGGCGAGCGAATAAGTTGATAGATATAATGTTTTATCAATGTTTTTAATTATGCTTTCATTTTAAACAATAGATTGTCGAATGTCAAGTATTTTAGAAAATAATTTACTAACTCTTTAACTCTATTAAAAATAAAGGAGGAAGAACATGAGCCAACAACATCGCAAGTGGATCGAGCTTGTAAAAGAGCGAATTGAAAAACGTGGATGGTCACAGACGGACTTGGCCACTGTTGTGGGTGTTAGTCCATCAGCTATCACACAACTTTTTAAAGATGGAAAAGGTAGTGATGACTTGAAACTTCGTATTAACAAGAAGTTGCGAATCAACGAGTCCTGGGAAAAATTTGAGGAGTAGGAGGACAGAATGAAAGAAATTGAAAAAAAAGCCCTCAACGATGTTTTGAGGACAATTATACTTATAAACGGGAAGATTGAAGAAATTGCTGAAATTCAAAAGCAGCAGGAAATACTTACTTCTTATCTTCGAGGGATGATAGCGGGCTCTGAATCTGAGTAATCCTATCTTCAGAACGTTTAATTAATGACTGATAGTCAAATTGTGATTCGTTTAAATTTAAACCACGAATGATTCCAGGAGAAGAGTTTGACTGATTTTTTTCAAGAAGATTTAGTATTTTGTCTAGTTTTTTAGTTAGTTTATCATCAAGAACATCTAATGTAACGCTTTTATCAAAGCTACTCTCAGGCATTTTGAAGTTTTCAAAACTTTGTATCTTAGCTTTAAGATTACTTTTTGATTCTTCTATCTTTGATACGTCTGTATCGTAGAAAATGGTTCGGGTTGTAATAACGTCGAAAGGGAGTCTTTCTCCAACTTTTATAATTGGGACGAGAGGTAGTTCAAGAGCTTGTCTGAAACCTAATTCGTAAAATGCATTGGGATTATGATCCGTCATATCTGCTACAACCATAGGTGCAGTCTTGAGGTAGTTTATAACCGTTTCGTTGATGTTGTCAACCGCATTGACGTGGTCAACACGAACAGGTTTATAACCAAGGTCTTCACAAACAGGGGCGATAAGATACTTATATACATTGTCGGCTCGTTCTCTGGTAGGTGTACCAGATTCACCAATAGCAGTCACAATAAAACAAATTTTTTCAGTCATGATTATACTCCGCAAACTTTATTATCTTTATTATACCAAATTTAGAAAGGAAAAAGCGTGTGAACGAAATCACTTTATCAAATAATCTATCTCAGATAGAACTGGAAATTAGTCATCACAAGCAAATAGCTGGTCAGTCCATTTGGGAAATTGGCAGACGATTGAACCATGTGAAAGAAAATGATCTCACGCATGGACAATTTACAAAATGGGTTGAGAACCAAGGTATTGCAGTCCGTGAAGCCCAACGCATGATGAAAGTCGCTTCTGAATTACCAAATGCGACCACGTGGTCGCATTTAGGAAGTAGAGCCCTCTACCTCATTGCAACTCTTCCAGAAGAAGAGAAAGAGGAGCAGATCCAGCGTATCGAAGATGGTGACACCCCAACAGTACGTGAGCTTCAGGAAGTTAAGAGAAAACTTCAACTCAGCCAACAAGCAAACAAACTTCTAAGGGACGAGAATGAGAAAATCAAGTCTTCCAAGACCGAAGTCAAGGAAACTATCAAGGAAGTCGTCCCAGACGATTACAAGGCCACACAGGACCTTAACAAGCAATTGCTGGAAAAGAACAAGGAACTTTCTAAAACGGTAAAAGCCATGGAAGAACGCTCCGAATTTATTGAAAAGCAACTTGCTGAGACACTGGCCCAGCGTGAAGAGGTCGATAAGAAATCTGCTCAGTACGATGAATTGACACGAGCGATTGAAGAATCGCAAGGGCAACTGAATAACGTACAGAAACAAATCTCAGCTTACAAGAATATCACAAGCCTTTTACAAAAGGGAAATGACTTCTTGGCAAGCATGGGGGGTCTAATCTACGCAGACGAGGAGAAAGTCCTCAAAGCAGACGGAATCATCCGAAACGAATTTGATAGTTTTATCAGCCGTGGGCTTCGTTTCTTTAACGATCTGAACGATATCCGCAAAGAAAGCAACATTTTAGAAGGAGAATTTGAATAATGAATGAAGTTACTATTCAACCTACCGAGTTAGTGGTAGAAGACGCAATGATCCATGCGCTCCAGGAATTAAAAAAGCTGAAAGAAGGCCAGTCCATCTTATCAGCCGATGTTGATTATCTGAAGAATGAGCAACCAGTCAACCCTTCAGTATGTCTGGCATTGGAAAAGCTACGCAAGAAGAAAGTCGTAGCCTTGCTCGGTGGCAAAGATAGCCAGGCATACCGTGACCGACATTTTGCACAATCTGTATTTTCTCAGGCCGCTAAAGATTTCAAGGACTACTTCCGAATCCCTCGATATGACCTATTGAAGCGTAAGGACGAAGAACAAGCCTTTGACTACTGGAACAGCTGGGAGCCATCAGCAAATACTAAACTTGAAATCAAAGCCCGCAACGGACAGATGAGTTTGGTGGGGTGAAGGAGGATAAATGAGCGAACCTTTAAAAAAGATATTGCAAATCGAAAATCTAGAAATTAAGATCAGCAATGATTCTAGCATACCTCACGTTATTTTAAATGGAGTTGATTTTCAAGCTGAAGATATCGGTTTACAAGGAATTAACATTGTTTGGGAGACAAGCAAGGACGAAATTCCTGAAACCCTGATTCAAATCGACTATATTAATGGTCGGGAGCGTCTTCAACAGATATCAATTAAGCAATCATTTCCTAATACTTTGCTGAAATAAATAAAGAAAAATTAAAGTTAGAAAGGATTTTCAAATGGTCTTAGATTTATTTGGAACAGACTTTAAAGATAAGCTATTCGAAGAACTTGTGTCTCTCAATATAAAAGCCATGGAAGAAGCCCAAAGAAGAGCCAGCAAGCAAATCACATGGGTGCCTATCAAGGCACTGCAAGAGGCTACTGGCTGGGGACGAACCAAGCTAGAAGAGTGGAGAGACCAAGGGAAATTCCAATTTCAACAATCTGGCAAAGGTGGGAAGTATCTCTATAACTTAGAAGATGTCCTCAGATTCTGCCGTACCTTGCAAAAATAAAAAGCACCTTTTGGAAAAGGCACTTTTCAAAGAATTACAGAATAATTATAACACAAAAGGAGAAGCAATGACACCTATCAATAAATTATTAGCGTTGATGGATTGGCAAGATGCCAACCGTCCGCTAAAAGTCGAAGAAAAAGCCGAATTGATGAAGCTTTCTGATAGTGATTTTGAAGAGCAGTTGCATCAAATGGCTGTAGATTTCAATAATGACGGGGTGATTCGAGCATGAGCCTTAAAAGACTAAAGTATATAACAATGATGCTTCTATTCTTCTTTCCGCTGTTTTCAATCGCAATGATTAAGGCCACATATGAGCAACAAAAGAAAATTGAAGAACTGGAAGAACGAGTGTATTCACACTCTAGAAGCATCGGACAATGGGCCGAGATTGTCGGACGAATGGAAGAATCCAACAAGGACCAAGATTTTATGATCAACAAATTCAACCGGGAATTATTCCCAGAAAAACCAACCGAAGCAGAGGTAGAAACTAATGACAACTATTGAAATTTTCTTGGCAGTAGCATTTGCTACGTATGCAGCACTTTCAGGCTTTGCGATCTTCGTATTGCGTTGCGTCATCATCCGTCAAAAGGAAAAGATGCGGTACTACAAATCGGCCAAGTATCAGCGGAAATTACTTAACAAACGTGCGACCGAAATCCACAAAAAGAATAATGTGAAAGGAATGACAGTATGAGCGACAACGTACACAATCCAAAACACTACCAAGGACGGAATGGTCTTGAAGCCATCGATGTCCATCGCAACTTCATGAATGATGAGCAGTTGACCGGATATCATCTCGGCAATCTCATCAAGTATGTACTCCGCTATCGTCGGAAAAATGGTATCGAAGATTTGGAAAAAGCCAAGGTGCACATGGACTGGCTGATCGAAAAAGAAAAAGCTATGCTTCTACAGCTAGAAGCATTGGTTGGAGGTAACAATGATCAATAACGTTGTACTTATCGGCCGCCTGACTCGTGATCCAGAATTACGCTATACTCCGACGAATGTTGCTGCAACCCAATTCAATCTTGCTTGTAATCGGAATTTTAAAAATCAAAATGGTGAGTACGATGCGGACTTCATCAATTGCGTGATGTGGCGACAACAAGCTGAAAACTTTGCAAATTGGGTCAAGAAAGGCAATCTTGTCGGCATCACCGGTCGCATTCAGACAAGAAATTATGAAGGGACAGATGGTAAGCGTGTCTATGTGACAGAAGTGGTTGCTGAAAGCTTCCAACTCCTTGAAAAGCGTGATAATTCTGCAAATCAGAATTCAATGGCTGAGCAGATGCCACCTTCATTTGCAGGAGATCCAATGGATATCAAGGATGACGATTTACCGTTTTAGGGATTTTAAAGGTGAAGAAATGGAAATCAAAGAAATTAAATACGTATACGAGAATACTCCTTTCGGTTGGATGTGGCAACTAGACCTTGATGGACACCGTCCACTCTATCCATGTGGAGATCTCAAAGGGTTAAAGAAATTTGTCAAGGACGACTTAGGCGTATTGCTTGATCAAATGACTAGCGATGCAAACTACGGGCTTGCGTACCACGCTTGTGGGTATAACGGGCAAGCCCAACAAACCTATATTTATTGACGAATGGGAAAAATTAGGAGTTTGCGTGTTTTAGGGAGGTGACAATATGGCACAAAGACGAATGTTCAGTAAGAAAATAACTGATACAGACCACTTTCTTGAAATGCCTCTATCTGCACAAGCTCTCTATTTTCACTTGAACATGGGAGCGGATGATGAAGGCTTCATCGACCGTGCTAGAACAATCCAACGGACTATCAGAGCCAGCGATGACGATATGAAAATCCTTGTCGCAAAAGGTTTCCTGATTCCATTTGATACCGGGGTGGTGGTCATTCGACACTGGCGAATCCACAACTACATCCAGTCTGACCGATTCCAAACGACCATTTACCAGGATGAGAAATCTCACTTGGAATACGATCAGTCAAAAGTGGCTAATTTCAACGCCGGAAACAAATGTATACAAAATGTATCCAATCCGGAGCCACAGGTTAGGTTAGGTAAGGATAGGTTAGATAAGGATAGGTTAACTACCTATGGTGCTGATTCTGACGAATCACACGAGGAACCTATCCCTTACCAAGAAATCATTGAGCATCTGAACGATACTTGCGGAAAAGGATACACCCACACGGGGAAATCCACTCGTAAGTTAATCCGTGCTAGATGGAATGATGGTTTCCGATTAGATGATTTTAAAAAGGTGATCGATACCAAGAGCCGGGACTGGTTGAAGAATAAAGATATGAGTAAGTATTTGAGACCAGAGACCTTGTTTGGGACCAAGTTTGAAACGTACTTAAACGAAGGCCCTCGCTCTAATCGAAGCAGTAGCAATGACATAGGAGTTTAACATGATTACATTAGCAGATGTCATCGAAGCATTTGAGAAGGAATTTTATCCTCTCAGTGATTTGATGAAAGAACGCATGTTAGCTCATCCTGATCCAAAGGCTGTGCTGGGAAAACTGGCACACCTTATGGATTGTGCGAGGTGCGGCCATGCAGGATGAAGTAATTGTATTTGGCCGATGGGCCATGACGAAAATTGACAAGGTATGCCCGAAACATGGTGAACAGATGTATGCGGTCGGACCGAATCAAGTCGAGGTGTGTCAGGCTTGTGGCAAAGAGTCTATCGAACGTGACGAGCAGAAGACACAGCTGGAATACTGGAAGCTAGAAGACAAGCGGGCAGAAGCTAAACGATTGGATGTATTGTTTAATTCGTCTATCGTGAATGCTGAATTGAGAAATGCTACTATTGGGAACTTCGAGGCGACCACCACTAGGCAGAAAGAAATGCTCTCTGCTGCCAACAGGATAGTAGATGAATATTGCAACGGAGCAACCAATAATGTGCTATTTCTAGGTCCGGCTGGTGTTGGTAAGAGTCATCTTGCCTACGGGATCATTAAGGATGTATCAAATCGGACTAAGAAGCATGCGATGTTTATCAAGCTTCCGGAACTGTTGGCTAAAATCAGAAACGATTTTGGCAACGAAGAACAGACGGAGCAGAAGTGGATTGCTCGACTCTCAAAAGTTCCATTCCTTGTCCTGGACGATTTGGGACAAGAGAAGATTAGCGACTGGTCCAAGAGTATCTTATTCTCAATCCTGGACAACCGAAACTGCACGATTATTACAAGCAATCTTGAGAGTAGTGCTGATATCGAGTCGGTCTATAATCAAGCTATCATGGATCGTGCATGCAAGGGTGTCGACAAGGACCATGGATTTAAGTTTGATGGAATGTCTAGCATGCGGAGAAAGCATTTTTGATGGGGGAAGCTATGGTTGAATTAGTGAAATACGATAGTGATCAGCGAGACAAGCTGAAAAAAAACATCAAAGAACTATTAAGCCAGCGAGGACTTACTCGGAAAGAATTTGCAAGTAAGCTAGGATATGCAGAAAGCACTATCAACTACTGGCTTTGTGGTGAGCGTATGCCAGACAAATTCTCACTTGAAGCTCTCTGCGATTTCTTCGACGTTGACGATGTGAGCCTCCTCGGGTCTCCTATGAAGATTCGGACATTCGCTTATTACAAGCGAGATACTTTGGTTGCATTTGGCACGATAAGAGAAATCGCTGATCAAACAGGTCTGAAGATGAACAGCTTGTATAGACTGCTATCTCAAACCCATAAAACTGGAGAGAAGGGAACGTATATCATCGAACTTGAAGATGATACAAGATATACAATCGAGTTCAAGCAGACCTTGACGATGGAAGAACTAGAAAACCTTGGGCTTGGTTGGCTAGTAAATAGCCCGATGGCAGAGGTTAAGGAGGTTAAATGATAAAGAAAGAAGAGCTGATCGCAGCCTATGAACGAGTTAGCATTTTTGCTGAAACAGTAGAAATAAAAAGTGTGATAGAAAAGCTGAAACAACTAGAAGATCCAGAAACCCAAGTTCCGCAATTTGTGGCGGACTGGTACGAAAATAACAAAGATGATTTTGAAGGCGCTCTGTTTAGATGTATTAATCTAATCCCAAGCGTGTACGAAGATGGAGATTTGAGCGAATTTGAAAGTTGGGTGATAGAAGGGCATACTGAACCGTTCAAAACCCTTGTAAATATGCACCAATTCAGCTATACAGTCGAGGAGGAAAAGCGGTATTATGTAAGGTTTAAAGGGATGGAAAGTAATGATTTTAATTACTTAAACTTTATCAAATTTCAACACGCTTGGGTGTTATCGTCGTTAAAAATTGACAAGAAATTTCGTACAGAACACACTCGCAAAGAACTAGAAGAAGCAGGTTTTGGCTGGGTGTTTGATTGTCCGGGCATTGAGATTGAGGAGGTAGGGTAAATGGGAAAATCTAATAGAAGCATCTATGCCCCGCTGGGGGCTAGTAATCATGTGAAAAATGAAAGAGAGAAAAATGATTACTACGCAACAGATCCGAAAGCGATAGATTTTTTATTGAAAAGAGAGAGTTTTGAAAACGTATTAGAGCCGGCTTGCGGTGAAGGACACCTAAGTAAAAGATTGATTCTTCACGGTATAAAAACAACTTCCTATGACTTGATTGATCGCGGTTTTGGGGAAGTCAAAGATTTTTTTGAAACACAAGAATGGAAGGGTGATTTAATTACGAATCCGCCTTATAAAATTGCCCAAGAATTTGTAACTCACGCTTTAAGAATTACAAAAAATGGGCGGAAAATAGCAATGTTCTTAAAAATACAATTTCTTGAAGGACAAGCAAGAAGGAAAATGTTTTTAAAATACCCTCCTAAGAAAATATATGTTTTTAGCAAGCGAATAGTTTGCGCAAAAAATGGAGATTTTGAAAGCATAAAATCCAGCGCCGTGGCTTATGCATGGTTTCTTTGGGAAAAGGGCTTTAAGGGGAATCCTGAAATAGAATGGATTGATTGATGAGGTTGAGTAGATGTCATTTGTAAACGCTGACTGCATGGATTATTTGAAAAAGTTTGAAGACAATCATTTCGATATAGCAATAGTAGACCCGCCTTATTTTTCTGGGCCTGAAAAAAGAAGGTATTATGGGCGAAAAAACAGTCCGATAGGTGTTGAAAGACTGTATGAAGAGCTCTCTACGTGGGAAGTGCCAGGCAAAGAATATTTTGATGAACTTTTAAGAGTTTCTAAAAATCAGATCATTTGGGGTGTGAACTACTTTAATTATCCTTTTGGTTCTGGCCGTATCGTTTGGGATAAAGTTAATGGTCAGTCAAGTTTTTCGGATTGTGAGCTAGCGTACTGCAGTTTGCATGATAGTACACGGCTATTTCGCTTTATGTGGAATGGTATGATGCAAGGTAAATCAATTT